ACTGACAGAATCAAAGAGTTAGCCGGTTTAAACTAATCGGCTAACATATTGAAAAAACTTGACAATTAATACTTGACAAGATAAATAACTTTGTGTAGTATAAAAACTGTGCTACACATTATTAGGCACAAGCACATAGGCAAAATACAAGGAGGCATAACTATGGCATCATTAGCAGAGATTCGAGCAAAGCTCGCAGAACAAGAAAATCGCTCAAGCGGCAATAACAGCGGCGGTGGCGATAACGCAATTTACCCATTTTGGAATATGAAAGAAGGCGAGCAGGCAACACTGCGTTTCCTTCCTGACGGCAACGCTGACAATACGTTCTTTTGGAATGAACGTCTTATGATTAAACTTCCGTTTAGTGGAGTTAAAGGTGACACAAGTTCACGTCCAGTTGTTGTAAATGTTCCGTGTATGGAAATGTACAACGAAGCATGTCCTATCTTACAAGAAGTACGTGGTTGGTTTAAAGATCCAAGTCTAGAAGACATGGGTCGTAAATATTGGAAGAAACGTTCTTATATCTTCCAAGGCTTTGTAGTTGATGATCCTTTGAAAGAAGATTCACAACCTGAGAATCCAATTCGTCGATTCATTATTGGTCCACAAATCTTCCAACTAATTAAAGCAGCACTAATGGACCCAGACATGGAAGAACTGCCAACAGATTACACTGCTGGTGTTGATTTCCGTTTGTCAAAAGGTACAAAAGGTGGATATGCAGACTACGGCGCAAGTAATTGGGCACGTCGTGAACGTCCACTAGGTGATGCAGAAATGGCAGCAATCAATACACACGGGTTGTTTAATCTGTCAGATTTCCTTCCTAAGAAACCAGACGAAACAGCAGTCAAAGTTCTTAGTGAAATGTTTGAAGCATCAGTTGACGGTGAAGCATATGATGCAGATCGTTGGAGCCAATATTTCCGCCCTGCGGGAATGGCAGCACGTACAGGTGATCCTGTTGCAACGCCAACACCTGCTCCGACACCACAACCGACTCCTGCTCCTGTACAAGAAAGTGTAGTACAAGACACAGGCTGGCAAGATCCTGCTCCAGCAGCAGAACCTACACCAGCACCTGCTCCAGCAGCAGCACCTGCAGAAGAAAACGCAGGCGGTGCACAAGACATTCTTGCAATGATTCGTGCACGTCAACAATAATAGAAAGGGCTTCGGCCCTTTCACTTTGCTTTTTATAGGAGGACAGTATGGCTACAAAAGCATTCGATCCTAGTAAGTTTCGAAACAGTTTAACTAAATCTATTTCAGGTATGAGTGCAGGCTTTAATGATCCGCAAGATTGGATCAGTACAGGCAACTTTGCACTAAATTACCTACTTAGTGGCGACTTCCGTAGAGGTATTCCACTAGGCAAAGTAAGTGTGTTTGCAGGCGAATCTGGTGCAGGCAAGTCTTACATTGTGTCTGGCAACATTGTAAAGTCAGCACAAGAACAAGGTATTTTTGTTGTATTAATTGACAGTGAAAATGCACTTGATGAAAAATGGTTACAAGCACTTGGTGTTGAAACCACAGACGATAAAATTCTTAAACTTAATATGGCAATGATTGACGATGTTGCTAAAACTATTAGTACGTTTATGGATGATTATCGTGCAATGGACGAAGCAGATCGTCCTAAAGTGTTGTTTGTTGTAGACTCATTGGGTATGCTAATGTCACCAACTGAAGTTAATCAGTTTGAAGCTGGTGATATGAAAGGTGATATGGGTCGTAAAGCAAAAGCACTAAAAGCATTGGTTACTAACTGTGTGAACATGTTTGGTTCTTACAATGTAGGCATGTGTGTTACTAACCACACATATGCATCGCAAGATATGTTTGATCCAGATGATAAGATTTCAGGCGGTAGCGGTTTTATCTATGCAAGCTCAATGGTAGTTGCTATGAAAAAACTAAAACTAAAAGAAGATGCAGATGGTAATAAAACCAGCACAGTAAATGGTATTCGTGCAGCGTGTAAAGTTATGAAAACACGTTACGCAAAACCGTTTGAAGGTGTACAAGTTAAAATTCCGTATGAAACAGGTATGGACCCTTATTCAGGTATGTTTGATTTGCTAGAAGCAAAAGGACTGCTTGAAAAACAAGGTAATCGTTACAAATATATTGATAGTAATGGTGAGGAAACACTAGAATATCGTAAGAACTGGACAGGTGATAAACTCGAAATGATCATGGCCGATTTACCGGCAAAAGAAGAACAAATGGTAAATATCGCTAACGCTGACGAAGAAGCAGTGATTGATCATGACGAGGAGCCTATGTTAGATGAATGACGAACAGATTGTCGATATTTGGAACCTGTTTAAAAACTATATAGATAAAAAACAAGTAGAAGTAATTGCAGAAAAATTTGTTGATATGCTTGCTGATTATGGAGTAGATGATATTACTATGAAAGAATTGTTAGGTAACGACAAAGATCTTGATACAGCAATTACTTACTACTTGGACTTGGATAACGTTGACTACGAAGACGACGACTGGGAATAAAAAATGTGGTATAGCCGTGTAAGCCGTAATATAGGTGAGATTCCTAATGCTATTGCTTATTTTGAAAAAGAATTATTAGAAGCAAAAGAAGAGTGTAAACTCAAAGGAAACATTGAAAAAGCAGCCGCGGCTATGCCTGGTATTGTTGAACATAGATTCAATCAATTACAAGAAATAGAAGCAATACTAGAATACTTGAATATCGAACTGCGTAAATTACGCAGTTCATTTTTTAAGAAATATTTAGAAAATTATCAACGTGCATTATCAAGCCGAGATGTAGAAAAATACGTCGACGGCGAAAATGACGTTTGTGATTACGAAAAAATTATCAACGAATTTGCACTGATGCGTAATAAATGGTTAGGTGTTCTTAAATCACTTGATCAAAAACAATGGCAGATAACTAATATTGTAAAGTTGAGAGTTGCTGGAATGGAAGATGCTTCTCTTTAGGAGATAATTTGAAAGTTGATATTGTTACAAGTGTAAACAACAAGTACTGGACTGAAGGTTCAAAAATCAATGTTGCATCGTGGGATGCAAACTTACCTAAATGGGCAAAAATACATGTGTATCATGAAGATCCTTTTATTGATAAAAAAGGATTTTCTGATAGAGTAATCTTTCACGATTTATATAAATCTGCAACTGATCTTTTACCTTTTATTGAAAAACATAAAGACGATCCACATTACAACGGTACTAAGGATGTAACAGTTACAAGAGCATTCAAATGGAATGCAATTAAATTTGCGCACAAAACATATGCAATTTTTCATAGATATGATGTAACAGATGCTGAATACGTAATTTGGATTGATGCAGATATGCTAATTCATAATTATGTGAATAGATCATTTCTAAAACGTATATGTAATCCTAATATTTCTGTTTCATACTTAGGACGTCCTAGTATGTACAGTGAATGTGGATTTGTAGTATATAATATTGCAAACGAAATTGGCAATCAATTTCTAAAAGAATTTAAAAGATATTATAACGAAGACGAATTAAAAACCATCGAAGAAACACACGATTCTTATGTGTTTGACGAAGTAAGAAAAACTTTTGATCAATCAAGTTTTTACAATATAAATGCAACTGCTGATGATAATAAACATCCTGTAATGAAAAGTATGCTGTATGATTATATGGTACATACAAAAGGAAAAGATAAATTACGACAGCAATTAAAATTTGCAAAAAGATTTAATATGAATGAAATTACAGGAGATCTTATAGAACTAATGAATGCACAAGTTGAAAGAACAGACTTACCAGAGCATCTTGGCGGACATGCTTACAAAACACACTTAGACGAAGGAGCCTTAGATTGGGCTATCAACTCTTTTGGTATTAAAAGTTATTTAGATATCGGTTGTGGACCGGGAGGAATGGTTGAACTCGCTGAAGAGAAAAACTTACGTGTTCTAGGAGTAGATGGCGATTATACACTAGATAGATATAATCCAAAACGTTTTTTAATTCATGATTATACTACAGGTCCTGCGCCTGTAACAGACAATTTTGATTTAGCATGGAGTGTTGAATTTTTAGAACACGTAGAAGAAAAGTACATGCCAAATTATATGAAAACATTTGCAAGAGCAAAATATGTAATTGTAACTTACGCTCCTCCAGGTTGGGAAGGGCATCATCACGTAAATTGTAAAGATGAAAATTACTGGATTAAACGTTTTGAAGAATACGGTTTTAAGTATGACGAATTCCAAACAAAAAAACTAAGAACAAAAAGCACTATGAATATTAGTAAAAAACGAAAAGCATTTGTTAAAAACAGAGGATTATTTTTTACTAGATGAAAGTAGTTGCTATTGAAGAACTAATGTGGAGTTACCATCCTTTGCCAAAGGATTGGATATCTGTGCCGTTTGAAGATAAGCAAACAATAGAATCTGCAGATGTACTTGTACAATCAAATATAAAAGAATGTAAAAAACAAAAAAAGATAGGCAACATATATCAATACGTAATAGATAGTGGTAAGCCTTTTATTGTTACCGAAAGTGCTGTGTTTAGGAAGAACATGCCTGAACCCCCGAACGAAAAAGCATATCATAGATTTAGTTATACTAGTTATTTTAGAGATGAAGGAGAATACAACAATAAAAGTTGTCCTCCTGATAGATGGTTACAAATACAAAAAGAACAAAATATTGAAATTAAACCTTGGCGTAAAAATGGCGATTATATTCTTGTAATACTACAACGTCCAGGAGATAGCAGTTTAAAAAATCTTATTGCAAAATATGAAACATATGATAATTTTTTAACACAAACAATACAAAATATAAGAGCTAATACTAATAAACCAATTCGTATCAGATTACATCCATTACGTCATGATAGACAAATGGATATACTAGAAAGATTACAATTAGACAATATTGAAATAAGCAGTGATACTGAAGGTTCTACTTTATTAAACGGCGGAGAAAGTTTATATAAAGATTTTGAAAATGCACATGCAGTGGTAGGATTTAATTCAAATGCACTTACTGAAAGTATATGCGAAGGTATTCCAACATTTAGTTTGTGTCCTAGTTCAATGGCGTGGGAATGTTCAAACAAAGATCTTAGATATCTAAATGATCCACAAACATTTGATAGACAACAATGGTTAAATAATCTAGGATATTGTCAATGGCGAGAAGATGAATGCATCGAAGGTCTTCCTTGGAAACACTTGTCTAAAATATATAACCAAATGAGGAAGAAATTTTGAAAATAGAATTTGGCTGTGGAGAAAATCCAACAAAAAAAGAATTTATGACATCAGATATTAGAGATGTACCAGGTGTTGATTTTGTATGCACTGCTTGGGATATTGAACAACACGTACAACCAAACACAGTAGACGAAATTTTTTCTAGACATTTTTTTGAACATTTGACTTTTATACAAGGTGAAAAAGTTTTACAAGCATGGTTTAACATTATGAAACCAGGTGCAAGAATGGAAATGATGTTACCTAACATGACTTTTCATATCAAACAATGGATAGATAGATCAGACATGGAACATGCAAAAGCAGGCTTTTGGGGTTGGCAACGTGAAGGCGAGTACGATGTATGGGATGTACACAAAAGCGGTTATGACTTTGATCTGCTTAAAGCAACAGTTGAAGCAAAAGGCTTTACAGATGTAAATCTTTTAAGACGGGCTACACACAAACATTTACACATAGAATGTTTTAAACCATAATTTTTTCAACTAGTAAAGTGCGTACATAAATATCAGTATGACCACAGTATTAGTTACAGGCGGATTTGATCCACTACACAGCGGACACATTGAATATTTCAAAGCAGCAAAACAACTAGGCGATACACTGGTTGTTGGATTAAACAGTGATGATTGGCTTACCCGTAAAAAAGGCAAAGCATTTATGCCATTTGAAGAACGTGCAGCAATTGTACAAAATCTTGAAATGGTTGATAATGTAATGCTTGTCGAAGATGACGAAACAGGCGGCACAACCAAAGCAATTGGTTATCTATTACAAGTTACTACTGATAAATTGATTGTTGCTAACGGTGGCGACAGAATTGATGGCGATATACCAGAACAAAAAGTATATGGCGATCACAGTGAAGTAGAATTTGTATTTGGTGTTGGCGGCGAAGATAAAAAGAACAGTTCTAGTTGGATATTGAAAAACTGGGATAAACCTGTTACAAAACGTGCTTGGGGCGAATATAAAGTATTAGATCGCAATGGAGAATGGCAAGTAAAAGAACTTACATTTTATGAAGGCAAAGCACTAAGTGATCAGCGCCACTTCAAACGCAGTGAACACTGGCATGTAGTTGACGGTGTAATTACCATGTTACTAGAAGATAGACAAGGTAATAAATTTGAACAACTACTTGTACCAGGTGACAGCATTGATATTCCTGTAGGGTATTGGCACAAAGCTATCAACATGGATAACAAAGATGCTAAGGTAATTGAAGTGTGGATGGGTAAAGAATTAACGGAGAATGACATTGAACGAAGAGATTGAACCATTAAAAGTTTTTGTAGGTTGGGATAGTAGAGAAGATATTGCATTTCAAGTGTGTAAATCAAGCATTGAAGATAATGCAACTGTTCCAGTAGAAGTAATTCCGTTAAAACAAAAAGACCTTAGAAATAAAGGTCTTTATACAAGAGAAATTGATGCACTTGCAAGTACTGAATTTACATTTACAAGATTTCTTGTTCCGGAGTTAATGAATCACAACGGATGGGCATTGTTCATTGATTGCGATTTTGTGTTTAATAATGATATTAAAGAACTATTCGATTTAACTGATGATAGATACGCTATCATGTGTGCTCAACATGACTATACCCCCAAAGAAGGTACCAAGATGGATGGACAACAACAGTTGCAATATCCACGTAAGAATTGGTCAAGCATGATGCTTATCAATTGTGGGCATCCGTCTAACAAATGCGTTACTGCAAACTTTGTAAATGATGAGCACAAGACTGGTGCTTTTTTACATAGATTCAGTTGGCTGAAAGACACAGAAATTGGCGCAGTTAGTCATGAATGGAATTGGTTAGTAGGTTGGTACAAAGAGCCAAAAGACGGAAGACCAAAAGCATTACATTATACAGAAGGTGGTCCTTGGTTTAAAGAATACAAAGATTGTGAATACGCAAGCACATGGTATAGAGCAGAATCTAGCTTTTATCGCAAAGAAAAAGAAAACGCAGTACATAAGGCTAAACAATCCGTAGAAAAAAGGCGTAGAGACCAAGCCGAGGATGCGTTAAAAAGATTAAGTGCAGATTCGTTCATCATGGACGATCAAAAAAAAAATTTAATAACTAGAGTTTTTAATTATTTGAAGGATCCTTATGAAAAATGGTATCCGTCAGACTTTGAAACTTTAAAGGAGGATATGATGGCAATTAGAGGCGATAGAGTAGCAGCAATTTTCGATGATCCAAAAGATGGTGATACCGTAAAAAGATTCAAAGTAGGATATGAATTTGACGAATATCTAGAAGCACTTGTGCAAGGTATTCCTAACGGCTATCTAAGCACTTGGGAAGATGAAGAACACAGCATGGTTCCTTTGATTATTAGAGGTTTAGGAAAAAAAGGACAACTTGCAATCAAAGATTGTTGGAAAACAAAGCGTACCTTTTATGCTATTGATACTGGATATATTGGTAATGAAACTAGCAAAGCAAAAATATTTCATAGAATTACAAAAAACAATCTACAGCATTTAGGACCAATTGTTGATAGGCCGCATGATAGATTAAGTGCAACAGGTTTTAGAGTTAAAACAAAACCCAAAAAAGGTGATAAAATATTAATTGTTCCTCCTAGTGAAAAAGTTATGAAATTTTGGGGACAAAAAACACCCGAAGAATGGACTCAAGATGTTGTAGCACAATTGCCAAAATATACTGACAGAGAAGTTGTAGTTAGACTTAAACCAAAACGTCAAGATAGAATTTCAAATGATAGTATCTTTGCTGCTATGGACGATAATTGTTATTGTGTAATTACATACAATAGTATTGCAGCTACCGAAGCTTTGTTGTATGGTAAGCCTGCTATTGCGCTCGGTCCTAACAGTGCACAAGTATTGTGTAATACAAAACTAGCCGAAGTAGAACATTTAAACAGGCCCGATCCTGATGAACTACTAAGATATGCTGCACATTTAAGTTATTGTCAATTTACAAGAAAAGAAATGCAAAGCGGATTAGCGTGGTCAATTGTAAATGAAGGTGTGTAGTTATTTAAATGTTATTCCACAACGATTTGGTAATAATCGCAAACTGGAAAAAATTGATATTATTAAAAAATATCCGATTGGTGTAAATACGGTCAAAGGTGATACTGGATATGTGTATGATGGATACGATATACAACCAGTTGATGTTGCTGTAATACAAGGATGGCAGCACAGTAAAGGAAAAAAAGGCAGACATCTACAACTAAGACAAGATGTAATAGACACACAACGTGAAAGAGGAAAAGCAACTGTTGCAGTAGATGCAAACTTATTCTTATATGCAAATGCTTCAAACGAACCTCATCATTATTTAAGATACAGTTTTAATGGTGTGTTTCCAACTACTGGAATATATTGCGATACTGAAATTGATCCAAAACGTTGGCAACAAATAAGCACAGATTGTAATATACATTTAGATGACTATAAACGTAAAGGCAAACACATTTTACTTTGTTGTCAGCGTAACGGTGGATGGAGCATGGGTGAATATGATCTAATGGATTGGATTGAAGCAACAGTCAAAGAAATAAGAAAATACAGTGACAGACCTGTTGTAATTCGTCCTCATCCTGGAGACGTACAAGGATATCCATATCTTAAAAGCAGACATTCTAGATTGCACAGATTGTTAAATGTTAGCATTAGTCCTAAAGGACGTGCACTTGAAGAAGACTTAGCAAAAGCATGGTGTGTTGTAAATCATAACAGCAGCAGTATTGTTGGCCCAATTATAATGGGTTATCGTGCATTTATCACAGATCCATCAAAAAGTCAGTGTTCAGAAGTGACTAATCATGATTTTAGTAAAATTGAAAAGCCAGATGAGTTTGATAGACAGGCATGGTTAGAACGTATTAGTATGTTCCATTGGAAATTTAGTGAACTAGAAGATGGTAGTTGCTGGCGTCATATGCGCAAATATCTTAATTTCTAATTACTGCCCAAGTTTTCTTACTTTCAGTTTTGACTAGTTCTACATTGATACCATTGTCGATCAGCTCGTGTATAAACTTGTAAATACCTGGTATCTTTACATCATCAAACACTATTAGTTTACTATCTTTGACCATACTGTAATCATGCTTCACTGTGTCATAACTATGACCACCATCAATCCAAACAAAATCAAACTTAGTTGGTTTCAATGTATCCGTAGTAAATCCTACATGCAATTTGTATTCTAAATTTGGAATTCTTTTTTCTAGTTTTTTAAAAGTATATTCTGCTTGATCAAATGTTGGATGCGATTTGCCATTACGTTCAATCAAACGTAATTCTTTATCTGGATTATCACCATCAAATATATCATATCCCCAGTAAGTCAATTTATCTACACGTGGTGCAAGATGATATATTAGTTGTGATGCAGTGCTACCTTTGTGTGTGCCTATTTCTCCGATAAACTCGCACTTGGCATCACCTATAATTTCTTTCATTATATCGAATAAAAATAGTTTCAAGATGTCCAATAACTTTCTGTACGTTTTACAAATAAATCTTTAGGTTTATTACTTTTTCCGATTTCTTTTCTGTCGCCTTTTAGATGGTCTAAGTATGCTCCTAGTCTACTATTTATAATTGGATGTCCTTCACCGTTGATACCTAAATCTCCACTGATATCATTTATACGATCTTGCGGATATTTTTTGCGTATCTTTTTAAGTACTTCGTCAAACACAAAACTATCATGCCATTCTTCCATTTGAAATATACCATATTCGGCTTGTTCATACACACGTTCAAATTCTTCTAAGAATTTTAATCCTATTTTGTTACGCAAATTGATTCCATAAAAACCACACTCTGGCCATTTTCTACCACGACCTAAATAACTTAGATATGAATTATCAGGACAGAACGATTTAAATGCTTTATAATCAAATGGTGAATGTACAACAGTATCAGCATCCATCCAAACAATCCAATCACTATTGCATCTTTGTGCAGCATCAAATACAGCATAAACCTTATTACTAAATCTCACTGCATCCCATTTAAATTCCTTAAACCAGTCTCTTGGTCTACGTGCTTTAATTTCAGGAGGACATTTACCGTTTGCTTTTGGAACATCTTTCCATTTTTTCTTAAAATCTACAAGTTTTGGCAAAGTTGCATGATGATCAAAAACATGAATTCTTTCGTCATTGACTTTTGGATTACAATCTTCTGCATAAAGATACAGATCAATATCTTTGTCTACATTTTTACTAAAACTATCTACAAACTTTTGACCGTACAGTTTTAGTGCAGGTTTGTGAAATGTCGAAACTACAGAAATTTTTGTCACTTGCTCATCCTTGTTAAATACGTATGGTATTTAACAATGAGATTTAGTTTTTTCAAACAATATGGTGCTATGAACAGCAAGCCTGTTTTTGAAGCATTTGAACACAGCGTAAAGGCAGCAGGACATGAAGTTGTGCACGACAGTATGCATGCCGATGTTGCTGTAATTTGGAGTGTGTTATTTCATGGCAGAATGACTGCTAATAAACCAATATGGGATTATTATACAAAAACTGGTAAAAAAGTAATTGTGTTAGAAGTAGGTGGTATTGATCGTGGAAAAACTTGGAAGGTAGGATTAAATGGGATTAATCGTGATGCTTACTTCGGGCCTAGTGGTATGGATAGTAGCAGAGCTATTCAGCAGGGGATATCTTTAAAACCTTGGCGTAAAGAAGGTGATTACATTTTAATATGCGGGCAGCATGATAAAAGTTTGCAATGGCGTAATATGCCTCGCATGAGCAAATGGGTAATGAATACAATTGATACTATCCAGCTGCTTACTGATAAACCAATATATTTTAGACCACATCCTCGTTGTAGACTAGAAGCAATAGAACATCAATACAAAAATGTTTATAGACAAGAACCTCATAAAATCTCAAACACATATGATGACTTTGATTTGAAATTCAAAAACATACATGCATTGATAAGTTGGAGCAGTAACCCAGGACCTCAAGCAGTGATAAATGGTATTCCTGTATTCACAGGACCTAGCAGTTTAGCATGGGATGTATCTAATACTGGTTTAGAAACTATTGCCGATCCTGTTATGCCAGATAGACAGCAATGGCTTAACGATTATGCTTGGACAGAATTTACAGTAGATGAGATTAGACAAGGTATACCGCTGAAACGATTGACAGACAAACTATAATCTGTTATATTAGTTTTATGCAGTATGTAGAAGATTATCTTGAACACTATGTAGATGTTGTTGGCGTACAAGACAGCAACAAACAAATTCTTACAAGTATCAATAGACAAGTAAAAAGAGGCAATGCACTTACTGACAGACAGTATGCGTTGGTTAAGCGTTTGATGGTTGAACAGATCCATCTAGGGTTTGATGGCAACGAACCTTTACGCACTCCTTTACGTCATATCGATAGAAGCAAATATATTAAAATTGTTTCTACAGCAGATGTGTATGGTCAAGATAAAGTGTATGAATCGCATAAAAGCAAATGGAAATGGATTAAAATACGTTTTCCTTTTAGTAAAAAAACTATTGTGCAAATAGACAGTTTGGCACATACTCATCGTAAAATGTATTATCATGAAAAAGGAAGCCACGAACATTATTTTAAACTTTGCACTGGCACAGTTTATGACATTTGCGATATTTTTTGTAAAAAAGAATTTGAAATTGACGATGAGTTGCTAGAGTTACGTTCTGAAATTGCAACTATAAAACAAACACCTAAAGAATTTGTTCCTGGATACTGGGATGGTGAAATTAAAAATGTAAGCAATAAGGTACAAGAACAACTTGACGGCACTTGGACTAGATATCATTTAATTGACCGAAAACGTCAACTAGGTATAAACTACATTACAGGGGAGACACCTGCTGGTATTATTAAAGATATTGTTACAAGAGATTTTATTAAAACAACTGTAAAGCCGTCTTTGTATAGTATTTCAAAATTAGTAGATGCTATCTATGATTTAAAACGTTTTCCAGTTTTAGTTTGTGTTGATCCTAGTAGAGAACTAGATCAAATGTCCGAGATTTACAAAGAGTTTGACAGACTTGTGAAAAGAGATAAACAAACTGCGCTGTTTAGAGTTGATAGTAGTGAAGATTATAATGCAAACGATTATATAAAAGATAACAACTTGAACAACTGGCTTGACAAAACTACTCAAGTAGTGTATATTTGTAAGAACAAGTTACCTAAATTGCTTCTTAAAACAGACTGGCAACCTCAGTGCATCTTGAATATGACAAGCGGTATTGGTAATAGACATTTAAACATATACCAAACTGATGTTTGCGACTTGGTTATTAATTATGATAACCATGATAGCATTTTTGGAGAATACTTTGGCAACCTGTAAACTGATAATTGAAGATGAAGTAAACATCAAGCTAGAAGGGTTAGATGTAGACGTACGGCGTAAATTGTCAAATGCTCTCAAGTTTGATGTACCGTACGCACGTTACATGCCACAGTACAAACTAGGACGCTGGGATGGTAAAGTTGCTTTCTTTGGTATTGGTGGTACAGGTTATGTTAACCATCTTGATGTTGTTACTGAAGTACTTGCAAAAAACAATGTACAAATAGTTGATATTGAAGATAGAAGACACCCTATTGATTTGAGTTTTGCACAAGTCACTGAACGCTACTGGGCAGATCAAGGTGTATGCTGGCCAAAAGGACACCCAGCAGAAGGTGAAGAAATCATCTTGCGTGATTATCAAGTTGATGCCATAAATAATTTTGCAAATAATCCACAGAGTTTGCAACAGATTGCCACTGGCGCTGGTAAAACTATTACAACAGCAACGTTGAGCCATATGGGAGAAAAGTATGGACGATCACTTGTCATTGTACCAAACAAAAGTCTTGTCGTACAAACTGAAGAAGATTACAGAAATTGTGGGCTGGACGTGGGCGTATACTTCGGTGACAGAAAAGAACTGGGGAAAACGCATACCATTTGTACTTGGCAGTCGCTGAACATATTAGACAAGCGACACAAGGATGGCGAAGCAGTATTGAGCCTTGCAGAGTTTCTGGAAGGTGTTAGCACTGTTATTGTTGACGAAGTGCACCAAGCAAAAGCAGAAGTATTGAAAAACTTGCTAACACGCAATTTGCGTAATGCTCCTATTCGTTGGGGACTTACAGGTACAGTTCCTAAAGAGAAGTTTGAATTTGAATCAATCCATGCAAGTTTAGGTCCAGTTATTGGTGAAATTACAGCAAAAGAATTACAAGACAAAGGCGTGCTTTCAAAGTGTCATGTTAATATTGTACAGTTAATTGATACAGTTGCACACAGAGGCTATCAAGAAGAATTAAAATATCTTACAACAAATACAGATAGAATTGAATATATAGGCAAATTATTAAACAGTGTAAAAGAATCAGGCAACACTCTAATACTTGTAGATCGTATTAGTGCAGGCGAAATGCTACAAGAACTTATTCCAGGATCAACATTTGTCAAAGGCGATGTAAAACTAAAGGATAGAAAAGATGCGTATGACGAAATCAACACGGCAGATAACCAAGTTGTTATTGCTACTTACGGCGTTGCTGCTGTTGGTATTAATATTCCTCGTATCTTTAACCTTGTTCTTATTGAACCAGGAAAAAGTTTTGTTAGAGTTATTCAGAGTATAGGTAGAGGCGTTAGAAAGGCTAAGGACAAAGACTTCGTGCAAATATGGGATCTTACAAGCACTTGTAAGTTTGCGAAGCGGCACCTTACTCAACGTAAAAAGTTTTACAAAGAGGCGGAGTACCCATTTACCATTGAAAAGGTAGAATGGCATTGAAAATACTAACACTAGAAAATACAATATTTGAACTAAACAACACTCCTGATCAAATTGAAGAAGATATAAGATTTGCAGTATTAGATAACAGTGATCCAAAAGATCCAGATTTCTTTTTTAATCCTCTTATATTTTTAGAAAGTTTTAATTCACCGGCAGTTGTATTAGAAATAGACGGACATGAACTTGTAATGCCGTTGGATTGGCATGTAGCAGTAGGATGCAGCGAAGCGGGTAGTGATTTAGAAGTACTGCCTCTCACAAGTTTAAACGATAGAGGTTTTGAAGCATTTTTGTTTAATCCTCTTACTGGCAGACAACCACAGTTTGCACCAATTGAGATTACAAACTTTTACAACGATGTAAAATGGTATGTACCTAAAATGCGCAACGGACATTTGTTGAGTGTACCTGTTGGCAATACACAAAAACCGCCTTGTGCGTATTTTGTAAAAGATATCAACAGACAAAGCGAAATTATCGACTTTGGAAAATTACTATAGGAGACTAAAATGAAAGCAGGAAAAATTTGGGGACAAACTGAACTTATTCATGCAAACGGTGTACTAGAATTTCACCGCATTGATTTCAAAGGTGGCTACAAATGTAGCGAGCACGAACACAAATTCAAGTGGAATGGATTCTTTGTAGAGTCGGGTAAAATGCTTGTGCGTGTATGGCAAAATGACTACGACCTAGTTGATGAAACTATTTTAGGTCCAGGCGATTTTACACAAGTAAAACCGGGTGTTATTCATCAGTTTGAAGGACTTGAAGATGGTGTAGCGTTTGAACTATACTGGGCAGAGTTTAATCACAATGATATTGTAAGACGTACAGTTGGCTCTGAAACATAGCTTTTGTTTTGTATCAACTATGAATCAAGAATATTACAATATAGTTGGTAAAGAAATGATTGATAGCTTTTTACAATATACACCAGAAAATTTTAGCATGAGAATCTACGCCGAAAATGTTGAAGGTACTTTACCAAAAGACTTTCGGCTAGATTATTATGACTGGAACGTGTATTGTAAAAAGCCGTGGGAAAACTTTATTACAAAAACTGATAACAAAAAAGAACACAAGTTTGCAAAAAAGGGCTTTGCTTTTTTACATGCTTTGTTCACTATTGACGAACGTTATTTTGTATGGGTCGATGCTGATATAGTTTTTAGGAAAACAATAAATGATAAAATAATTAAAGATACAATAAAAAATAATTTTATTGGATTATTTGATCACAGTTACTTAAACAAAAAAGGATATAGTGCAGAAAGTGGATATGTCATAATTGATACAGAACATGCACAATTCAAAGACTTTTGTAAAACTTACGAAGAATACTATACAACTCGTCCTACTGAAATAGAACATTGGTGGGACGGACAAGTTCTTATGCTTGCTGCAAGCAAATACAAAAAAATTAAAAATCTGTCAGAATACAGAAATAATGATTACACACATACTCCTTTGAATGATTCATATTTAAGCTCTTATATGTTCCATATGAAAGGAAAATTTGCAAAACGATATCATAAAAATTCTAAACGTAAATTTAGGAGATTAAAATGATTGCAATTTACGGTGATAGCTATGGTACATATCATAACAAAGGATGGGTAAATCTTTTGTGTGATAAACTAGGCAAAGAACAAATAAATCACTGTGAAGGCGGCAGTAGTACAGATTTTGCCTATAGTAATTTTTTACAAACCCATCATCTTGCAGATACAATTATTTTTATTGTTTCAAGTTATACAAGAGGCAGCATTTTTACACTTAAAAATAACAGACCAGAACATATTGCATTTTATCAAAACACAACCTTAGCTGAAATAGACAAACAAAATAAAAGTGCTAGTGGTAAACGTATAGATAAAAAGCTAGGCAAAATTATACAAAACGAAATTTACAAAAACAAAGTATTTGACAGTAATGTTGTGTATCATAGGGCATACATTGATAGTGTAAAATATCAACGTCCAGATGCACATATTATTTTTGCTTTTCCTTTTCCTGGAGTTTGTCCGGTAGGTATGATTGATATTAGTAAACTTGATTGGAATAATTTGTCTTTACATGAAGACAATGATTATAGAATGTGTCATATGAGCAATAAACAAAATGAAGAATTTGCTAATTACATGGTGCAACATATTAACAAAGAAATAGACATACATGATACTATGATCAATCCGTCACAATATTATACAACAAGCAATACACTTGAAGAGGCAAATTGGATATGAAAATGTTGTTAACAGGATCGCACGGATTTATTGGTAGTCATTATTAT